GGCAACCAGAGCGCCGCCACGAACACGGGCTACCAGAGCGCCGCCACGAACACGGGCGACTGGAGCGCCGCCACGAACACGGGCAACTGGAGCGCCGCCACGGTTGGAGGAGCGGAAAGCATTGCGGTCGTTACCGGGTATGGCAGCAAAGCGAAAGGAGCAGTCGGCTGTTGGCTGGTGCTTACGGAACGCGATAAAAAAATGCACATTTTAGGCGTTCAGGCTGTTTGCGTAGATGGAGAAACCATCAAAGCGGATACGTTTTATATGCTGAAAAACGGTGCGATTACAGCGGTGGATGAATAATGAAAGACAAGAACAAGAAGCTGGTTCACAGCCTGCTTGATCTGGTTCTTGAAAAGCGGGACAGCGAAGTGGATGCAGGCCTTGACATGAATGTTTCCACGCTGGGATATACCGCTTCGGTTTGGCTGATGAATGTCGAAGACAAAAAGATCACCGGGGCGAAGGAATACTATACCCGCATTGGTGATGAAGCATGGGCGAAAACGAAAGACGGAAAAACGGAAATCGTGCGTGACGAGGACGTTCTGGAGGCGCTGCGCAATGCGTGATACTATCACCGGATGCCCTGAGCGGGCGTTAGAGCCGCCGGAGAGGGCAGATCAAGATCGGCTTGACCGGCTGTACGACATGTACGAAGCGGAAGCAGCCATCGAACTTTGTCTGGAAGGATATAAGCGACTATTCCCACAGGAAATTAAATCTTTCATCGACGATTTGAGAACAGCGATTCTCGACTACGAGCAGGAGGACGAACCATGAATTTATACGAATTGACGCAGGAATTTGCGACTGCAATGCAGGCTATCACGGTAGACCCGGAGACCGGCGAGGTCAGCGGCTTTGAGGCTGTAGACGGTCTGGATGCGGCGTTTGAGGACAAGGCCGAAGCGTATGCCGTCACCATCAAGAACCTTGACGCGGAGGTTAAGGCGCTCAAGAACGAGCGGGACAATCTCAAGGCACGAGAGGATGCGACCAAGAAGCGGATGGAGTACATGAAGCAGCACCTTGCGGACAGTATGCTTGCTGTAGGCAAAGACAAGATCAGCACGCCGAAGGCTGCGCTGTCGTTCCGCAAGAGTATGCAGGTGAGCATTACGAATGACGTAATGGTGCCGGATGACCTGTGCAAGGTGATTATCGACCGCAAGCCGGACAAGACGGCAATCGGCAAGCTGCTGAAATCCGGTGAGGCCGTACCGGGCGCAGAGCTGGTAGAAAACATGAATTTGCAGGTGAAGTGATATGGCGGAAATCTATCAGGCGATTATCGGCGTTATGTCCGATATTGGCGTAATCGGAAAAGAAAAGCGTAACACACAGCAGGGGTTTAAGTATCGCGGTGTTGACGACGTTATGAACGCTTTGCAGCCGGTTATGGTGCAGCACGGATTGTTTGTTGTGCCGGAGATCATCGACCAGAAGCGCGAGGAGCGGCAGACCAAGAACAAGGGTAATCTGATTTACTCGGTCTGCACGGTGCGGTACACGTTTTACGCCAAGGACGGCAGCAGTGTACAGTGCGTGGTCGTCGGCGAGGGCATGGACAGCGGCGACAAGGCAACCAATAAGGCTATGAGCATTGCGTTCAAGTATGCCTGCTTTCAGGTGTTCTGCATTCCGACCGAGGAAATGAAAGAGATTCCAACAAAGATGGATGACCCGGATGCGGAGATTGCGCCGCAGTCAAAGCCTGTGGAACGCAATGATAAGCAGACAGCGGTTCAGATAAAAGCGAAAAAAGTAAAGCAGTTGCTTTACGATATCAGCGGTAAAGATGCAGATGCGTCGTCGAAGCTATGGCGTGAGCAGTACCAGAAGGACGAAAATGACATTGTAAAGATGAATGCTGCGATTTTGGAGCTTGAACCGAAGTGGAACGCTATCAAGGCAGAACAGCACAAGGCGGTGCAGAATGACGCATGAGTTTGACCGTGCGCAGGTAGTGCACAATGACCTCGGCAACTGGCTGTGTCTGCACATCAAGAACGCGCCTATGGCGCGGGTGGAGTGCGAGCAGCTCAAAGAGGGCAAGACCTATACCGCCGAGGTGAAGAAGAAGTACGACAAACGTTCCGGGCGGGCAAATGCTTATGCGTGGGCTTGCATGTCAAAACTGGCTGCAAAGCTGGGAATCAAGCGGGAGGAAGTCTATCGACAGTACATCCCGGAAATCGGGGACAATTACCGACTTGTGCCGTATGTGAACGGTCAGCAGAGAGACTTTATCGCTGACCTGTGGAGCAAGCAAGGCCTCGGATGGGTAACACAGGATTGCAATGGCGGTTATCTGATGTGCTTCTACGGGTCGAGCACTTACAACACCTTACAGATGGGACGGCTTATCAACCTGATCGTGCAGGACTGCAAGGAGCAGGGCATTGAGACCGAACCGGAAAGCACGGTGATCGGCTGGCTGAGTAAGTGGAAACCGGAGGAACGCGAGGTATGAGGTGGGGCAACTACAAGAGATTTGTAAGAAATGCCAGTGAATTTTCGCACAAATACGCCTGCTGGGCATATAACCACAGAGGCTGGGCGAAGATGAAAAAAGCAAACCGCAAACTGGCAAAAAAGCGACTGAAAAGAGCGATGGAAAATGAGGCGAAAGAATGAGACGGCAGACCAAGTTTACCGGCGTTAGCCCGGCGGTTTGGAAGGAATGCTACGACAGAGACGGCGGTATTTGCCGTCACTGTGGGAAGGGCGGTGTTCTGCAAGCGTGCCATTTTGTATCGAGAGCACGCGGAGGCATGGGTATCACGACAAACCTTGTGATGCTGTGCCCGGACTGTCACCGGGAAATGGATCAGGGTGACGGAAAGGAAATCAAGCAGGAAATGCGGGAGTACCTGCAAAGCCTCTATCCCATGTGGAGCGAGGGAAACCAGAAGTATACGAAAGGGACGGGACGATAAATGGAAAAGCTGTTACTTACGCGCAAGGAAGCGGCGGACGCGCTGAACATCAGCGTGGACACACTGGACGAAATCCACAAGGCGGGTTATATCCGTTGCGTGCGTATCGGCGCTCGGGTGTATTACACGCCGGAAGAACTGAAATCGTACATCACGAAGGAGATTTGCAAATGCTGAATAAGATCATCTTACAGGGACGGCTTACCAAGGATTTGGAGCTGAGATACACGCAGAGCAACACGCCGGTTGCGGGCGGTACGCTTGCCGTACAGAGAAGCCGCAAGGACGCGGACGGACAGTATCAGAGCGATTTTGCAGATATCTGCCTGTGGAGCAAGCTGGCAGAGCACGCAAGCACATGGTTCCACAAGGGCGATATGTGCATTGTTTCTGGCCGTTTGGAAAGCCGCGACTGGCAGGACAAGAACGGCAACAAGCGTCGCTCGTGGGAAGTGCAGTGCGAAAGCATCGACTTCTGCGGAGGCAAGAACGAGGGAAAGCCACAGAAGCAGGAAGAAAGCGATTTTATCTCAACGGATGAAGAATTCGACGAGCTGCCGTTTTAAGACAAGGTGAGGGACGATGAACGGGCACATTAAGCTGCACCGTGCACTTACAGAGTGGGGATGGTATACAGACCTCCCCACCTGCAAGCTATGGCTTCACATCCTGTTGAGAGCCAATTACAAGGCTTGTGAGTGGCAGGGGATAGAAATACCGCGCGGTGCGTTTGCAACAAGTTACGCGGCACTCTCGGCGGAAAGTGGACTGTCTGTACAGCAGGTACGGACAGCACTCGGTAAACTGAAAAAGACCGGCGAAATCACGGTGGAAACCAATCGGCACTACACCGTGATTACCGTCAGCAAGTATGACGAGTACCAAAGTTGCGAGCGGGACGAAGTGCCGGAACCGGCAAAATGTCCGCCGAAGCCTAAAGCGCCAAAGCCAGAAAAGCCAAAAGAGCCGGACTGGACGGAACGGTTTAACGAACCGGTACGCTCAGCGGTCGAGGATTGGCTCAGATACAAAGCTGAACGCAGGGAAGGGTACAAGCCAACAGGATTAAAAAGCCTGCTCAGTGCCATTGAGAACCGCGTAAAGCAGAACGGCGAACAGGCAGTAGCCGAGGTTATCCGGCTGAGTATGTCGCAAGGTTGGAAGGGTATCATTTGGGACAGAATCGGAGACAAGCCGAAGAAACCCAAAGCAGATACGCCGATGTTTGACGGTGCGCCCGCCGCCAACGACTGGGAAAACGAGTGGGCGGCACGAGTGAAAGCCAACAGAGGTGAGAAATGAAGTTTGTAATTAAAGGTCCGTTGCCGGGACTGAATGAGCTGATCGAGGCGGAACGGCGCAATCGGTACTTAGGCGCACAGCTCAAGAAAAAGTGCGAAACCGTTGTGATGCACGCGGCAAGACAGCTCGGAAACGTGGAATTTGAGGAGCCGGTGTATATGATCTATCGCTGGTACGAAAAGGACCGGCGACGGGACAAGGACAATATCTGCGCGTTCGGCAGGAAGGTAATTCAGGATGCGTTGGTGAAAGCACGGTATCTGTCGAACGACGGTTGGAAGAATATCCGAGGGTTTGAAGATCACTTTGATGTGGATGCGAAGAATCCGAGGATTGTGGTTGAGATTTTGGGAGCGGAAGATGAAACAGGTTAAATGTGAGTTGTTCTGCGATAATTTCCAGAACTACAAGCGTTACGGGATTCCGAAAGCACAGTTGGTGATTGCGGATATTCCGTATAACATTGGCGCGGACGCATACGGAAGCAATCCAATGTGGTATGTCGGCGGCGACAACAAGAACGGAGAAAGTGCAAAGGCGAAAAGCAGCTTTTTCCGCACGGATGGTTATTTCAAGATCGCGGAATATATGCACTTCTGCAACCGGCTTTTGAAGAAAGAGCCAAAGGAACGCAACGCTGCACCGGCGATGATCGTATTCTGCGCGTTCGACCAGATGCAGACGGTAATGGAGTACGGCAGACGGTACGGGTTCAAGAACAGCTATCCGCTGTTTTTCACGAAGCCGTATTCGGCACAGGTGCTTAAAGCTAATATGCGGATTGTAGGCGCAACTGAGTTTGCGGTTGTACTGTACCGGGACAAGCTGCCGAAGTTCAACAACGGCAGGCGGTATGACGAGAACGGCAAGGTCGTTCGCGGAAGCGGAAAGATGGTGTTTGACCATATCGACTGGGAACGCGACGGTAGAGAAGTACCAAAGCTGCACCCGACACAGAAGCCGGTGAAGCTGCTGAAAAAGCTGATTGAGATTTTCACAGACCAGGGCGATGTGGTGATTGACCCATGCGCCGGAAGCGGTTCAACACTCAGAGCAGCACGGGAGCTGGGGCGCGATAGCTACGGTTTTGAAATCTGCAAGGAGTTTTACCGCGATGCGGTGGAGAAGATGCTGAAAGAGCCGGAAACGGTACAGATTGGATTGGAAGGTGTGGTGTGAATGGTTGAGAAAGCAGTTTTGAACGCTGCACCGAAGAATGAGGTGCAGACGATGAAAGTTCTAATTGCCTGCGAGAAATCGCAGATTGTATGCAAGGCGTTCCGGGCGGGAAGGAGAGTAAAAACATGAAACCTTTGTATATTCCGAAAGGAAAAGCCAAGGAATACGGCGATTACGCCGTCAATATCTACACCGGCTGTCCCCACAGGTGCTACTACTGTTTCGCACCGAATGTGCTGCACCGGGATCGTGAGACCTTTCACGCCATCGTAGCACCCCGCCCTGGGCTGGTGGAGGCGCTGAAGCGGCAGCTGGAGAAAGAGCAGGTCAAGGGACAGCTTATCCACCTCTGCTTCGTCTGTGACCCGTACCCCACTGGATACGACACTTCCACCACTAGGGCCGTCATCAAAGTCATCAAAGAGAGCGGGAACCATGTTCAGATTCTCACAAAGGGTGATGGGAGCCGGGACTTTGACCTGCTGGACAAAAATGACTGGTACGGAATCACCTACGATGGCTCCGATATTGGCCCATATGCCCCATCTGATCGGCTGATTGACCTCTACTCTGCGAAACAATGCGGTATCAGCACATGGGTTTCCTGTGAGCCGGTGTTGAACCCTCATGGGGTTATAGAAATGCTTTCGGAATGCCACGATATTATCGACAAGGTAAAAATCGGGAAACTGAACTACCATCCGAGCAATATCGACTGGAAGCAGTTCGGGCGGGATGTGGAACAGCTCTGCCAGCGGCTTTGGCTTGACTACTACATCAAGGATTCACTGCGAAAAGAAATGGAGGGATGAAAAATGTGCGAAATCAAATTGAAGCCCTGCCCGTTTTGTGGAGGTAAAGTTAGCCTTAACTTGCGAAAATTACATTTATAAGGTTGGCGTAGTTTACGGGAATGTGATCGAGAATGAAAAGCCGATTGAGTTTTACTTTGAGAAGCAGAAAAGTGCAACTCATTTGGAAAAGGGGTGCGAAAATGGCTGAATATATTGAGCGTGAAGCGGCGGAAGATGCAGTCGGAGAAGCGTATCTAAAGGGGCTTAATCCGGTATGGGCTGTACGTGACGTTCCCACTGCCGATGTTGTACCAGTGGTGCGGTGCAAGGATTGCAAATATCGCACAGAAGAACGGAGAGGCCTTGTACGTTGCCGTGCATTTAACTATATGCCGATGTGTGTTGACAATTTTTGCAGCTACGGCGAGAGAAAGGACGGAGGTGCGGACAATGGCTGAATACATTGAGAAGCACAAAGCAGTCAATCTTTTGACCTATTTAGAAAACGAATTCCAGCAGTTTAAGCCGTTCAAAGGTTTTGAACACGCAATGTATCGTAAATTGTGCGAAACGGAAATCGCTATCGGGAAATTACCAGCCGCCGACGTTGTGCCGGTGGTGCATGGCGAGTGGGTGCGTCCGCACTGGAGGAATAGCAATTTTTGTTATGATTGTTCTGTTTGTGGTAATGAGGTAATGCATCAAGAGTATAGATGGAGAGACAAAAAGATTTACCCTATCTGCCCGTGGTGTAGCGCGAAGATGGACGGAGGTGCAGACAATGATTGAACTGAAACCGTGTCCCTTCTGCGGTGAAAAAGCTCGCCTGTTTGTAAGCAACGGCGTGAGAGTGCTTTGCCCCAAGTGCGGTGCAACCACACGGATTTTGGTTGACAGCGAGCGTATCGGAACGAGCGCGGTTGAGGACGTAATAAAGGCATGGAACAGGAGAGCGGACAATGCGTGAAATCACCAAAGCCGACATGGACAAGCCGATTGAACCGAAAATGGCGCGTGACGCTGTTACAGCGGTGCGCGATATAGCTGCGTATTTAACGGTGGGTGAGTGGTGCTTGATTATGGCAGGCGTGAAGAAAGCCGTTGAGAGAATGACACAGGAGAAAGACGATGAAGTTTAAGAAAGACGGGAAGGTTTACGAAAGCACGGAGGCAATGCTGAAAGCAAACTGCGGCACAACGTGCATGACAGAATGCGAAATCAGAACGCGTTGCCGTAAAGGGGAAAGCTGCGTAGATTACGCCTATGCGTACCCTGCGGAGGTGGCGCAGTATCTCGGATTTGAGGTGATCGAAGAAAACTCGCCCACCATTGCCGAGATAGTCGAGGAAAACAGCGAGGACGCAAAGCCGAAGCGCCGAACCCTTGGTGTGTCCAATCCGACGGATGACATGACCGAATATGTCGAGAAGTACCTCGAAGTAGTAAAGCCTGACCCGGTAAACCGCCCGGCGCACTACACGTCCGGCGGCATTGAATGCATCGACGCGATGCAGGCGGCGTTTGGCGTAGAGGCGGTAAAGGACTTTTGCCTGTGTAATTCCTTTAAGTACCTCTGGCGGCACCGGAACAAAAACGGTGTGGAGGACTTAAAGAAAGCACGGTGGTATATGAACCGACTGATTCGAGAGATGGAGGTTACGGGCGATGAATAGAAAAACAGAAGAGTTTGTACTGCGAGAAAGCAAGCGCAATGCGGAAAGTGTGTGGAACGCCGGTTGGGAAGTTGGTTACAACAAAGCCCGCGCTGAATATGGAATGCTGCGCGACGGAGAGGCTACTATGGAACCGGCTACCAAATCGCAAATGGAGGAATACGGTGATGATTTGGTAGGCTGGTGCTCTAGGTGCGAAAAGCCTATCAACGGCAGATGGGCTGGTTTGGTAAGTTTTTGCCCGTGGTGTGGCAGACCGATGCGTTGGGGGACGGAAGAATGAAGTACAGAAAGAAACCTATTGTGGTTGAGGCTGTCCGGTGGACAGGCAAGAACCAGACGGAAATCGACAAGTTTTGTGGAATGAAAGTCGTGTGGAGTGAGAACAAGAAAATGTTCCTTGTTTTAACTCTTGAGGGAACTATGCTGGCATCTACTGGCGACTACATCATCAAGGGTGTAAACGGCGAGTTCTACCCCTGTAAACCTGATGTGTTCGCAAAGACGTATGAGAGGGTGGAAGAATGACCATTGCTGAAATCGCCGCTCAGATGGGCGTTACACCGGAAACGCTGGTGCAGGAGGTTGTGGCACAGGGAACGGCAAAGGCAACTGTGTTTGTCGTGTTTGGCGCGTTTATGATAATCCTTGCAATCGTTTCAACGATTTTTGGTTTTATCCGCGATGATACCGTGTGGGGTTTGCTGGCTGTGACTTCGTTGATGTTTGGCGCGTTCTTGCTGATTGCTGATTCACCCAACTTGATTGCATGGAAAACCGCACCGCAGGCAACGGCGAACCAGTACATTGTTGAACATTACGGAGGAACAGAAAAATGATACCAACTGTTGTATTTGACTTTGACGGTGTTATTCACAGCTATACTTCCGGTTGGAAGGGGAAAACGGTTATTCCTGACCCGCCGGTGAAGGGAATTCGAGAAGCAATTAGCGACATTCGGAAATTGTACCGTGTAGTTGTCGTATCGACCCGCTGTGATACACCAGACGGCATTATGGCCGTAAAGGAATATCTGGCCAAGCACGACATTGTTGTTGACGATGTGATGAAGGAAAAACCGCCTGCGATTGTGTATATTGACGACCGAGCTATTTGTTTTGATGGAAATCCGCACGGATTACTTGATGAAATCATGGCATTTGAACCATGGACGGCAAAAGCGATGAGGAGAATGAAAAATGACGATTGATGAAGCTATTGCAGAGGCAGAATCGCGGAGAGAAAACCCGATGCAACCGATGGGGAACTACGATGCAATGAAAAACTTTTACGCTATGTGCGCCGCGGCTTTGCGGTTGGCAAAGGCAATGAACGAGGTTTACGGATTGGAGGAACACCATGATTGACCTGCACAAGCTGGACAAGTATCGCCTGAAAGACAAGGAGCGCGAGTTATACGGCTGTAAGGGTGACAGCGGCAACGGCGTTTTCAAGGTATTTGTCAATGGCAAGTCGTTTCGAGTAATCGCAAGCAATGGCATGGGCTGGGAGCACGTCAGCGTTTCGCCCGGTTCTGCACAGCGCAAGTGCTGCCCGACATGGGACGAGATGTGCGCTATTAAGGATATGTTTTTCGGCGAGGATGAGCGCGTTATGCAGTTCCACCCGCCTAAGTCGGAGTACATCAACAATTACCCGTACTGCCTGCACCTGTGGAGACCGGTAGATACGGAGATTCCGCACCCGCCGATGATTTGTGTTTGAAAGGAAGAAAATAATGAATGCAGTAAGTGAAGACGTAAAGATGCTCGTTGAAAAGGAACTGGAAAGCGCAAATGAGCGTTTCCCGCAGTTCCACTCGGAGCACGAGGGATGGGCAATCATTACGGAGGAAGCCGAGGAACTGCGGGAAGAATGCGACAGTATCGAAATGTCAATGAAGCAGCTCTGGCACCGTATCCGTGACGGAATCCCGACGGCGCAACATGTGGCTTTCGTTGAGCAGGACGCCGAAGCTGCGGCTTGCGAGGCAATTCAGGTGGCGGCGATGGCGAGAAAGTACCTTGATATGTTGGAGCGGATGAACGCGTGAAGCAGTACAGCGCGGAGATGCGGCAGTATCTGGACGAGATGCGGCGGTATGAAAATTGGAGGTACGGAAATGACCGATTACGGCGGATATGGGACGAAACAAACTACCTCGCAGACAGTATCGCCCGAAAATACGTTAAAATCGACGATCTGATTGAAGAACTGCGGGAGAATGGAATAGCATTAGCATGAAAAAGAAAAGCGAATGCGCTGGGTGCGCATACTGGCGAGTACTGGGTACGAGCCAAGGGTATAAGCTATGGGCGTGTCATTATTTGATCGACACGGGGAAATCGCGCGGATGTGAACCGGGTGTGGGTTGCGTCCGCAAGGCGGCTAAGATCAGCCGACGCAGGCGATATACACAGCACGGCATGGAGGAGGTAGTGGCACACGACGACTAAGGAATGGCTCAGACGAGGGATTGACCTTGAAAAGTCGATCTCGGCATTGGAGGAAGCAAGAGTAAGGGCGTGGACGCGGGCGACAAGCGCAACGGCAACCATCAAGGACACGCCGGGCGGCGGCGGTGACGTGACCGCAAACAAGGCGGATGCATATCTTGCCCTGTCCGAGAAGATACAGAGAGAGCAGGAACGGCTTGCGCTGATTAAAGCCGAGATCATCAGCACAACAGCTAAGGTGCAGGATGCGGCGCTGCGGGCGCTGCTGATCGAACATTACGTGAACGGCAGAACGTGGAGAGAGACTGCCGAAAAGATTCACTATAACGAGGACCATGTGCGCGGACGGATGCACGTTCGCGCCCTGCGGGAAGTGGAGAAGTTATTAACAGATTGTGCATGAATCTGTGGAAAACTTACCACACTATACCACAAAAACTGGTGTTATAATAGTATTGTGATAAAAGCTCGTAAGAGCAGAATCACGGAGTTTCGTTCCTCCATTTCTACCTAAAGTCCCGTTTTAAGCGGTGGGGAAATCCTGCCGCTGACCTGCTCCAAAGTCTGCATGAGGGCGGCGGAGCGCCTTTCGCGGAACGAAGGCATTGATTATCCTTTCTATTCTTTCGGCGTGTCTTTTGCGCGGCACGCCGATATGCTCCAAAGCCTGCATGAGGGTGACGGAGTAATAACATTTATGCTACAATGAGAATGGAATGCGGAGCCTGCGGGCAACAGGCACCGCAAACATGCCCGGATGGCTGCGTGAGGTCGGACGGGTAACGTATGGATTAACCAAGGGCAACGTGGCGGACTTTTGCAAGTCTTGCATGGTGGACAACGTGCAAGTCAATCTGTTCCCGAAGCTGCATGAGGCGGAGGGAGCACAACGCCTCCAACGAGGACGATAATATTCTGACAGCTCGGAAAGACGAGCCTGTTTCCGAACGCCTGTGAAGCTGCTGCAACGGCTTTGCAGAGTTCAGCGGGTGCTTGCAGGCACGCCGCAACCGGGGTCGCTCCCCGCTGTAACCTAACAAGGGAATCAGCCGGATTACGCACCGATAGAGACGCGTGACACGACGGACAGAGACGCCGAACAGCCTATATCGAGAGGGCGAGTGCTGCCCGGATAAGCACTCACACGGACTGAGAGAGCCGAGAGCAAAACAACCGGTACAAAGTTACAAAGCCGAAAAAGCCGCTTTCGGGCAGCTAAGTACACGCTGCAAATGAGCGACAGTCTGTTTATCTCTTGCGATAAGCATACCTAATCATCAGGACGGAAACACAAGTAAACTTGCGAAAGTGAGGTAATACCTCTCTGGATTTCATACAACCGTTCTGGACAGCGGCGCAAGCCTCGGTAAAAGCCCGACGTACAGACGCGACGATAGCGCCCATACCTCCCTGCGGAGGTATACCGGTTTGCATAGTGGCTATTAGCGGGTGCGAGTCCTGCAAGACCGAAACAGTCGTATAATGGGAAACCCCGCTCACCTTATGGCTTTGGTGAGCGGGGTTTGTCATGGAGAAACAAAGCATTTTATTCTTTGGCGCGGTTCGGGTGGTCGATGGCGGCTACCTCGGCAATCGTGTAAACCTCGGCGCCTTCCGGCAGACCGAAAAAGATATATCCGTCATGCGCTGAGGTGATAACAGGAAAATATCTGTCTTTGTCGATTGCGCGTGCATATCGCTGGTCAATCGGCGTCCCCGGCGCGGTACAAGGAGCGGGAAATGCGTTCACTCGATCGTAAACGCCATCTTTCAAGCGGAGATAATACGCGGGATAGCCGGAAGGCGTGGAAAAAAGCTGCACTTTCATTTCTGTTCCTCCTTCATCTGCTGTGCAATGAGTTTTTCGAGGTACTCATTAAAATTCATTTTTCGGCGCTGTGCTTCACGGCGCACGGTGTCAATGGTGGAGTTGAGCAGCGTTAGAGTAATGCGGCCACGGCTGCCGTCCTCGGCAACCGGTCCGAAAAGTGCTTCGTACTCATCGGCCGTGAGATGTTCCTCGGCCCAGTCAGACGCTTCTTCCGGCTCGATCGGACGGAGTTCAATGCCCGGCTTGCTTTCGCCGCTCATAGAAAAACGTGCATACTGCGTTTGTGCGCCGCCTTGACCGATAAGAAAGAATTCGCCGCTTCGCTTCTGGTAGAGTTCTTCCTTCTCCCAGAAATCCGAGTTTTCCGGCTCGTTGGCTTCCCAGGTGCCGACTAACTTGGCGGTCTCTGTGTTGTAGCGCTTGCCACGGATTACTTTATTCATTGTTGGGTGCTCCTTTCGAGATTAGAAAATACTCTGATAGTCGTAAAAGTTCAGCGCTTCGGTGATCTTCTCGCGGTAATTCTCGCCTGCTTCGTAGGCGGTTATCTTACCGGTTTCGATCTGCTGCAAACCTTGCAGCGGAATGCCGGTCACGTCTGCAAGCTGCTGCTGGGTTAAACCTGCGGCTTCGCGGATATCGGCAACGGAGATTTTGCCTTTCGGCCATTTGTCCCCGTGTGCCTTATCCATGACATCGCCGACCTTGTAAACATGGGCGCGTTCCGTGCGTCGGCCGCCGTCCTCGTTCGGGATGGAGAAAAAGATACCGGAATCAATCGCGGAATCGAATGCGGCTTCGAGGTTTTCGCCGTGCTCGCGCAGGCTGGACGGCGTACCAACAGTGACAGGCACCATGCAAATATTACCGTCGTGCGCGTCGTAGTCACCGTAGAATGCCGGTGTTGTGTTGCGGTAGCCGTTGAAATCACAGTGGCCGTAATGCACACCTTCCGGAACCTCGATAAGCACACGACGCAGGGCGATATAGCTGCCGTATGTGTCCCAACCGAGCTTGCCAATCTGGCGATCGGATTCCACGCCATCCGTAACGGCAAATGCGTCATACTCCTTGACGGGATAGTTCGGCGTGGATTTTGCTTCGTTGAGGCGTTCGGATGGCTGACAGAATAAGGTGATGATAGCTAACATAATAATTGCCTCCTGCTTTGTTTCTTATCTCTTTCTGTATTTATAGTATAGCGAACTTTTATGCGAAAGTCAATACTTTTATGCGAAAGTTAATACTTTTGCGTGAAAGTCTTTTCGATATGTTCCGCCGCGGGTGCGTGAGCCGGGCGGGAGAATGAGAGGGAGCGGTGAGGCTCCCATGCTTAACGCGTCCAGGTGGATGTAATGGAAATGATCTCGTCGTCGGTTACGTCCTCGGTGCTGTTGGTGCTGAATGTGATCTCAAGCGGCGTGTGACGCGGCGCGATGTAGTCATCTGTGATCCACTCGTTGCCGTCCTCGGTGACGATGGTAACAATAGGCGCGTCCTGCGTGCCGGTCGGGTAGTCGATGCGGTACACCTCGCCGGAAATGGTGCGGGTGGCCGGTACGATCTGCAGCAGGGCGGCGATAATGGCGATTAGCTTTGTCATGATGGGTCCTTTCTGCCTTCGTTCCTCCGGGGCGGGTGCGTGGTTAGTTCCAACGGTTAAAATCGAACAGGTCGCTATCAGGGAATGCAGCGTTGAGAGTATCGCCTTTGTTGGTGACGGCCTCGTAACGATCGAGACAGGAAAGCCAGTTTTCGGCGGCTTGCTGCTCGGTGATGCGGTAGATACGATTAAGGGTGATATAACCATCGCCTGCGGATGCGTACTTGTTGCCGATGACTGCGTTCTGCTTGGTGAGGATTGGGTAATTGGTTTTCATGGTGTGTACCTCCAAATTAAAATTATTGTGGCTGCGGGGCTTTGGGATGAACCCCGCGAGAACCTTTTAAGCGCCGATCGTGCCGAACTGCTGATACAGGTAAATGTACTTAGCAAGTTCTTTCGCTCCGCCAATGGCGGTGCAGCGGCTTTTGCTGTCGTGCAGGCGGTAGTCATAGTACAGGAGACCGGGGCGAACCGTTACGATATCCTCGGCACTTCTGAGCACCTTTTCCGCCTCGTCGATGTACTCGGCGGATACATCATCAAAGAGGCCGTACTCGTAATCGACGAACATATAAAAGTTGCCGCCTGCGAGGATTTCACCGGTGCGCTCGTCGCGGTCGATCTCGTCCCAGTGCATGAGCAGCTTTTCAACGTCGCTGCGCTTAACGGTCGGGTCCTTGATCGTAACATGTGCGCTGGTGCTGTATCCGCAATCCTTAACGGATACCTTGAAGGACTTGGTGTTGTAGCCTGCGGCTTTCAGTTCGCGCTTGATTGCTGCGTTGGTTTCTCGGTTAGTTAACATATTGATTACTTCCTTTCGGTGTTCGTTTCCTTTACTGCGACTATAGTATAATATATTTGCGCAAGTATAGCAATGGGTAAAATAACTATATTTGCGCAAGTATATTTGTGGATTGCGTATATTTACACAAATATATCTTAGGCGTATAATAGCTATCGTTAGGAGGTGCTGTTATATGCCATCCAGCAAGGCACAGCAGAAAGCAACCAATAAGTACATCAACAAGGCTTATGACCGGGTTAATTTGACCCTGCCGAAAGGCAAGAAAGAAGAGATCAAATCACATGTGGAAGGCCGGAGCGAAAGCGTGAATGGCTTTATCGCCCGTGCGATTGATTGCCAGATGGAGCGAGACAAAGAGGAGGACAAAGCGTAGTGTATGATAGAGTAGATGCAAGCAGCGGCGAAAGCCTTTGCCGTACTATGGCAGAGGAATGCGATACCGCGATCTTAGCATTTTCCACAGGTAAGGACAGCATTGCAGCATGGTTGCAGCTGAGGAAGTATTTCAAGCATGTAATCCCGTATTATTGTTACACTGTGCCGGGTCTGGAATTCGTCGAAAACAGCCTCGCATACTATGAGGATTTTTTCGGCACTCACATTTACAGACTGCCGCACAGATCACTGTACCGGCTGCTGCGAAATCTGGTCTTCCAGTCGCCGGAGCATGTAACCAAGATCGAGGCGCTGGATTTGCCCGGCGAAGAATATGACGATGCCGAAATTGGCGAGATCATCCGCGAATGCAAGCGACTGCCGGAATGCGTATACACTGCGACCGGCGTTAGAATGGCAGACAGTCCTATGCGGCGTATCGCCATGAAAACACATGGAGCGATCAACCACAATGCAAAGCGGTTCTATCCGGTGTTCGACTGGGTAAAGGCCGACTTGCTGCGCGAATTTGATGCAAGCGGTGTTCGGCTGCCGGTAGACTATAAACTGTTCGGCAGAACGTTTGATGGTATTGATTATCGGTTCTTGAAGCCGATCAAGGAGAATTTCCCGCGGGACTACGAGAAGATTATCACATGGTTCCCGCTGGCAGAGTTGGAGTTATTCAGGAGGGGCGAACTGTAATGGGATATTGGAACGACGACAAAGTTAAGGAAACAAAAGACGATCACATTGAATTAGAGCAGCTCGAAAGCGAGTGCCTCGATGAGCTGGGAGACGTAGAAAAGAGTTTCCGTGAGCGCATGGGCGCTGAGAACAAGCGATTCCGCGATATGTGCGACACTGAATATTGGTGTTGTATCTGCTTTACCAGCAGAGCGCAGAAAGAGGAATTTCTCGCATCCCTCGAATTCGATACTGATCTAAAGTATATCGAAGGCAAGGAATTCGCGCGGGCGGTCAAGCGTCCGATTAAAACCGAAGATATGAAGTTTGCGCGAATCGGCAAAGGCTCAAAAGAATATTTGAGCAAAATCATTGGTGAATAAATATAACGGAAAGGATTATCTGCGAAAGATAGTCCTTTTTGTATATTTGAAAGGAGGTGTGAAGCATGGGTAGTGGTTATGGTAGTGGCAGACTTGCAAACCGTGGTCGTTCTGGCGGTGTGCGCCGTCGTAGCGTAGCGGTTGGTCGTCGTGCGGCTGGCGCTCGTGGCGCTCGCTCGTCCTCGACCTAAGCAAACACAACTCAACAGACAAAGCACCGAGACTTTCCCGGTGCTTTTCTATTGGGTGAAAGGAGGTTATGAAATGCCGAGAGGCAGACCGAAGAAAGTAATTGATCTTGAAGCTGTTGAAGAACTTGCCGCAGAGGGCAACACCCAAGCGGACATTGCGGACGCTCTGGACTTTGCGAGAGGAAACTTCCTGAATCGCAAGGATGTAAGGGCGGCTTATGTGCGCGGCGTGTCACAGATGCGCTTGCGTTTGAGACACTGGCAGGTACAGGCGGCTAAAGGTGGAAATATACAAATGCTGATCTGGTTAGGCAGGCAGTACCTCGGGCAGAGCGATACCCCTGCGCCGATGGAAAGCGACAACGACAACGGCGTGCAGCCGCTCGTTGATATGCTGATGAAGCCTGCACCGGACAGAGACATAAAGGATTTTGAAGATGGATAATATCCCCGCACCGTTCACGAAAAAACAAGTGGATTATTTCTATAAATCTCTTCATAGCTGGTTCAACGTGGCCGAGGGCGGCAAGCGTGGCGGTAAGAACGTATTGCAAACAACGGCGTTCTGCGCTCGATTGGAAAAGCACCCGAACAGATTTCACCTCATTGCAGGCGTTTCTACTGCGTCAGCAATGCTTAATATCATCGACTGCGACGGTTACGGCATGATTAACTATTTCGGCAAGCAGAATTGCCGGGTAGGTAAGTACCAGAACCGAGACTGCATCTACGTCAAGACGCGGAACGGCGCTGAGAAGATCGTGCTTGTATCCGGCGGTCGTAAAGACGGCGACGAGAAGAACATCAAGGGCAACACTTACGGCCTTGCGTATATCACCGAGGCAAACGAGTGCCACCCTAAGTTCGTGCAGGAAGTCTTTGACCGTACCATGACGAGTGGAGACCGTGGAATTTATCACGATCTTAACCCGAAGGGCGAAAATCATCCGTACTATACGGACGTGCTCAACTTCCACATGGAGAAGCAGCAGGAGAATCCGAACTACGGTTTCAACTACGGACATTTCACCATTGCGGACAATCTTTCTGTATCGGATGAACGCTTGAAAGAAATCCTTGCGACATACGACCGCAAAAGCATCTGGTATCAGCGTGATATCCTCGGTATGCGACGTGTTGCAGAGGGTCTGGTTTATCCTATGTTCTCGACCGAACTGCACGTTACGGATGGTGAAGGTTCCGGCAATCGCTGGTTTGTGTCCTGTGACTACGGCACGATTAACCCGACCGTGTTCCAGCTTTGGCGGTTTGACGAAATGACCTGCAAATCAACTTGCGTGCGTGCGTATCGGCACGACAGCCGCAAGGAGAAGAAACAGAAAACAGATGAGGAATACTACGCCGATCTTGAAACGTTCGTCGGCGGTCAGTATATCGAGGCGATCATTATTGACCCCTCGGCTGCATCGTTCAAGGAAACAATCCGCAGACACGGTAAATTCCGTGTGCGTGACGCAGACAACAGCGTGCTTGACGGTATCCGCCTGATGGGAACGCTGCTTGCTGCTGGTTATGCACAGTACAATGCAAGCTGTACCGGAGCAATCGACGAATTCGGCATGTATATGTGGGACGATAAATCCCCCGAAGATGCGGTTATCAAGGAGTTCGACCATGATATGGACGCATCACGCTATTACTTCCAGACGATAGTGCGCCGAGAGGTTAGAGCAAGGGGGCTTGTGAATGTTTGAACGGTTGAAGCAGTTAATAAAGGCGGTGAGGCAAGCAATGATTCCGGCAAACAAAATTGAAGAGCTGACAGGGGCAACGACGGTCTATGATTCCACGATGCAGTCAAACATTGACCTGTGGCGACGGATGTATATGGACGATGCCGAGTGGCTCGGTCAGCACGGCAACCGGAATGTTACGTCTTGCGGCCTGCCGTCGGCTATCTGCCGAGCAGTAGCACGCCCAACCACCATTGAAAGCACCATCACTGTTGATGGCGGCGCACGAGCAGAGTTCCTAAACGAAAGCCTGCGCGGTATGATTCCGCACATGCGAATTGACGTTGAAAAGGGTCTCTCGGTCGGCGGTTTCTTCTACAAGCCGTTTGTCTCAGAGAACCGTGTGCTTGTGGACTTTAACACAGTCGGCAGCGCATACCCGGTCAGTGTTGACAGCAACGGCGAAATCACAGCGGCAGTGTTCGCGGATACCAAGCGAGAAAAGAACCGGTATTATACCAAATTGGAGTACCACGAACTGAAAAGTGGCGTGTACACCATCAAAAACAAGGCGTACAACTCCGACAAGAACGGTAGTATCGGCTCGGAAGTGCCGCTGAACACTGTAGAAGACTGGGCGCAGATTGCACCGGAAACAACGATTCAGAACGTAGAACGTCCGCTTTTCGGTTTTTTCAAAGTGCCGATTGCAAACAACATCGAGCCGGAAAGCCCGCTCGGTGTCTCGCTTTACAGCGGCGCAGCAGTTGACCTCATCCGGCAGGCTGACCAGCAGTGGGAGCGGCTCATGTGGGAATATGAAAGCGGCGAACGCCGTATCCTGATGAGTGATTCCGCGATTCCGCAGCGCGTTGTAGATGAGCACGGACTATCGCACACGAACCCGCTGCTCCGTGACCGTCTGTTCCGCCGGATGCCGTTTGAAGACGTAGACTTCTATCAGGAGTTTTCACCGGAATTCCGCAACGATGCGCTATACAAGGGATTCCAAGACACCTTGAAGTTGATCGAGCTGAACTGCGGCTTGTCTTTCGGAACGCTGTCCGACCCTCAGACAGTAAACGCAACCGCAACCGAGATCGTATCCAGTAAGCAGACAATGTACGTCACTGTGAGGGATACGCAGGCGGCACTTGAACACGCTCTGAACGGCCTACTGTACGGAATGGACGTTTACGCCACGCTTTACGGTCTTGCACCTGTTGGTGATTGGGACTTGCAGTGTGATTGGGGCGATGGCGTTGTACAGGACACCGAGAGCAAGCAGAAAGAACTTGCGGATATGCGCAATGACGTTTCTGCCGGTCTTATTCGAGGTGAGCTGTACATTGCAAAGAAGTACGGCGTAACCGAGGAAGAAGCGCGGGCTATGATGCCGAACGCAGAAAAGCTAACAGATTGAGAGGAATCATCAAACTGTTAGCAAATCGACTTTGATAATCGCATATCCCACTTCGATAAAGTGAATCCAGCGCCGAAAGGCGCTTTTTTCATGCCCGCAACGGCATTAAACTACGGGAATTGGCTATCCTGCAAGCCTAAAAGTGCAGGCAGATCGGTGACGGCGACCACCTAAAACGCCTAATCTGAAAGGAGTACACACATGAAGAAAGAAGAACTGTTAGAAATCGGTCTGACTGACGAACAGGCAGATAAGGTTTTTGCACTGAACGGCAAGGATGTTGAGAAATACAAGTCACAGGCGGCAGAAGCCAAGAAAGACGTTACCGACCTGCGCGACCAGCTCACCCAGCGCGACAAGGACATTGAGGACTTGAAGAAGAATGCGGGTGACGCGGACGACTTGAAGACGAAGCTCGACACCCTGCAGAAGAAGTACGACACCGACACCGCAGAATTCCAGAGCAAGCTCGATGCCCGCGATTATGCGGACGCAGTACGCGCCGGTATCACCGCAAAGGGCATTAAGTTTACCTCCAAGGCGGCAGAAAAGGCATTTATTGCTGACCTGACCGCAAACAAACTGGAAATGAAGGACGGCACGCTGACCGGCTTTGACGATTACTGCAAGAAGCAGCAGGAATCCGACCCGGCGGCATTTCAGAGTGAAAAACCCGCTCCGACGTTTGCAAATCCGATTCAGAATCCCGCACCGCATGCGGTAAGTGCCGCCGGTCTGGCTGCACAGCGGTATTCCGCACAGTTCGCACCCAAGGGAAAGGAGTAAATAACCTATGGGCACTTATGTAAACAAAGCTGACGGTGCACACAAGCCGTCTATCCTCGCAAGCGAAGTTGGTCTGATTACCAAGACCCGTCTCATTCCCGCAACCCTCGGCACCGCTGACGGCAATCGAAAGGTTGTTAAGCAGGGCACTATCTTCCCGCTGAACGACAACACCGCAGAGGGCATTGTGTTTGAGGATGTGGACGTAACCAACGGCGACCGTGTAGCTGCTGTTATTGTTGCTGGCCGTGTATATGCAAACCGCCTGCCCGCACAGCCGAGCGCGGACGATAGCTCCAAGACTGGCGCAAAGTCCACCCTCGAAAAGAGCGGCGTTGTTTTTGTTGACGCGCCGGAAACCACCAGAGCGTAAAGGAGTAATAACCTATGGAATTTGTAGAACTGCTGAAAGAAGCTGAACTGCTGGACTTCGGTCAGAATTTCAATATTGCACGCCCGGAGCTGTCCGGCGACCGTCTGTTCCCTGACCAGAAGACGCAGAATATCACCGCAAAGTATCTCGCTATGTCTGACAGTGCATACCTGCCGACCATGGCAACCGTGCATGCGCTCGACGCAGAGGCACAGATCGGCTCCCGCCCGACCGCAAGCATCGTAACCGTTGAGAAGCTGCTCATCAAGCGCAAGATCAACCTTTCCGAGCGTGTCCGCCTGCTCCGCAACCACGGCGTAAACACCAACAACGAGATTCTCGACTATATCTTTGACGATATGGCACGTCTGGCTGAGGGTGTAAAGACCCGTACCGAAGTGGCAAAGCAGGAACTGCTTGCAACCGGCAAAATGACCATCAACGAGAACCACGTCAATACCACTATTGACTTCGGCGTTCCGACCGACCACACGAACAAGACTTTCGACTGGTCTACCGAGGCAAAGGCAAAGACCATCCTCGACGATATTCAGGGCGTGCGCGACGCTGCTATTGCAACCGGCCGTGTACTGCGTGAGATCGTCACCAGTTCTGCTGTTCTCAGCCTGCTTGCTAAGAGCGCTGTTATCCAGAACGCGCTGTTCGGCTCTGCTTTCGCTGGTCGTCTGGCAACTCAGGACGAGATTACGAGCCTGTTCTCCCGTCTGTTCGGCATTGAGCGCATCACTGTAAACGATCAGGTTTACAACTACGAAAAGGCAGACGGCACGCTGACCACTCAGCGCTACTTCCCGAAGAACAAGATTGCGTTCCTCGCAACCATGGCAAACGGTTCGTTCGGCGCTGGTCTGTGGGGTGTAACTCCGGAGGAGGAAGCACAGGGCGCATTTACTGCTGCATCGCAGAACCAGTACATCACCATGACCCAGTGGCAGACCCCCGACCCGGTTGCAATCTGGACTAAGGCATCCGGTATGTTTATCCCGGTTCTGCCCGACCCGAACGGCCTGTACATTGCAACTGTAACCCTGCCGTCGTAAAGAAAGGAGCAATCCGCCGTGTACGCAAACTATGACTTTTACCGCACCTGTTACAAGGGTAATCTGATTGATGAGAAGGATTACGACCGCGTAGCAGGGAGAGCGGCGGATATTATCTCTTGCGCAACGCTCGGACGCTCTGACGGCGTTCTGAGCGACACTGTAATGCACCGAGTAAAACGCCTTAACTGTGCGCTGGCAGAAGTCATGCACAATCAGGAAACCGCAGAATCCGCCGTCTTTTCTACGGACGGCGGCGCGGTATCCTCTGAGAGTGTCGGCTCGTGGTCTCGCAGTTACGGCGCTAACTCTGCTATTGCTGCACAGGTGCAGAGCATTGAAGATCGGCAAAAACGACTTATCGCACAGTATTTGTGCGGTACTGGCTTACTCTATGGCGGTATCGGCTGATGAAGTATCCTATTACTCCGGAATACCTTGAAAACGCGCCTAAACCGCTTGTGAAAGCAATCCTCGCAATGGAAGATGACCTGTTGCGTGAGATTTGCTCCCGCTTCAAGCTGACCGGCGAACTGAATGAGGTAACAATCAACGACATACGCACGCTGAAAGCATACGGTCTGGATATGGATACCATCGAACGGCGTATCGCAAATCATACCAAGACCAGCACGGAGGAAGTGCAGGGCGCGCTTGACCGTGCGGTAAAGCTAAACCGCGAGTATTACGGCGAGCTGTCCGACAAGGCAGGTATTACAATGCCACTTGAAATCGTGACAGCACGAGAAATTGAACTGATTCGCAAGCAAATGCTCGATGAGTACCGCAACATTACCCGTTCTTTGGGTTTTGCTGTGCAGACGAACGGCGAAATCGTGTTCCGTCCTATAGCTAAAGCCTATCAGGCTGTGCTTGATAAGGCAGAAATGAAGGTGTACTCCGGCGGCTTTACGGTGCAGCAGGCGCTTGAAGATGCTGTACGGGAACTGGCTGACAGCGGTATTCGCACCGTTGATTATGCGTCCGGTTGGACAAATCATGCTGACGTTGCGGCGCGACGTGCTATTGTAACCGGTCTGAATCAGGTTACATCCAAGTATGCCGAAGAAGCGGCTGAGGTGTTGGAAACCGACTTATACGAAGTGACCGCCCATCGTGGAGCACGCGATAAGGACAAACCGCACGTCTGGTCAAATCATAAGCGCTGGCAAGGCAAGGTATACGCCACGAAAGACGGCAGCAAGTACCCGAATATCTACAAGGTTTGCGGATTGGGTCAGGTTGACGGTCTGGAAGGAAGTAACTGTAGACACCATCGGCATCCGTTTTTGGAGGGCGTTTCTGAGCGCGTCTATACGGACGATGAACTAAAGAATATCGACCCGCCGCCGTTTGAGTATCAGGGCAAGACTTACACCGCCTACGAAGCGACGCAGATGCAGCGCAAGTTGGAAACAGCTATGCGGAAGCAGACACGGCGCAGAATGGCGTTTGAAGCTGCTGGGGATACCGAGCAAGCCGACAATGCAAAGATACGTCTGCAAGCGTTACGGCGCGAATACAAGGCGTTTTCCGAAGCGGCAGAATTGCCGACACAGTTTGAAAGGGCAAAGGTGACAGCATGAAATTACCGCATACAGTGACGATTTTCCAACCGTCCGGGCGTACAGTGCTGTCCGGCGTACTGCTGGAATCCACACGCGGCACAGCGGCGAGCAAAACCGCACTCAACAGCACAGATACGGTAACGCTGCATATCCCGCTGTTTGTCGCCGGTTCGCTGGTACTGTCCGCTGAAAAGGACTATTTCGCCCGCGGCGACGTGCCTGACATGGGAAGTTATCAGAAATGCCGGGAAGCGTACGAGACATACCGTGTAACGAGCATGTCGCTGTACGACTACGGCGCACCGTCTATGCAGCATATGGAGGTGGGCGGCAGATGATTCGTTATTCTATGGCGCTGAAGCTCCCTAAGAACGTGCTGGATAAGCGTGTCAATAAGGCGAACGCATGGCTCATAGAGGAAATCATAAAGGACACCGACCCGTTTGTTCCGGCGCGAACCAAAGTGCTGGCAATGAACGTGCAGCGGCACGGGCATGCCATCGTGTATGCCTCGCCGTATGCACGTTTTCAGTATTACAGAAAGGTTATGATCGACCCGGCAACAGGAAGCACATTTGCGCCTAAGGGCGTGCGCAAGGTGTTGACCGAGCGCGACCTTAAATACAGTAAGGCGGTGCACAAACACGCGCAATCGCACTGGTTTGAGGCAAGCCGCGCGGTGAACGAGGGACACTGGAGGGAAGGAGTGTGCAAGATTTTGACCGATGAATGATAAACTGAACACGGTAACAGCTCGTGAACAAGACGGTGTTTCACGGGCTGTTCTTTTATGGCTGAAAGGCTATGCTCCCGAAATCGAGTTTGAATATCTCCCGCCGGAACGGTCAGGCATGATGCTTACCAGTGTGCAGAGCGCGTATAAAACCGCACAGTACATTGACGGCGGATATGCTGCACAGTACCCGTTCGGCGTGATGTATCGCGCCCTGCCGACCGATAGCGAGGAACGTCTCGACGTTGAATCCTTGCTGAATGAGATGGGAGCATGGGCGGAAGAAAACCCGCCTGATCTCGGCGAGGGAATGACCGTCACATCTGTTGAGCGAACGACCCCTGCGGGGCTTATCGCTCGATACGAAGATTTAACTGAGGATTACCAAATCCTCTTAACCATTAACTATGAAGTTGAGGTGTAAAAATGGCAACTGAAAAGATTAAACGTCCTCTGATTGCGCACTTTCTGGATACCAGCGATAAGATGGGCGAGTATTCCGCTGCAAAGTGGGCGCGAATCGGCAAGAACGTAACCGAAGCATCTACGGACTACGGTGCACAGACCGAGACCGAGCAGGACATTATTTCTGATTCTGCAACTACTGAGATTACCGGCTATCAGCCGACCATGAGCGTTTCTCAGCAGTGCACCAAGGGCGACGATGCGTTTGAGTTTATCGACAAGAAGCGTCGCGCTCGCGCTACTCTGGCAGATTCTCACGCATGGCTGCTGAATGTGGACATGTGGAATGCTACCAGTGACAGCGACACTGCAACCTACGTTGCAGAAGTACAGGAAGTATCTGTACAGGTTGATACCTACGGCGGCGCAGGCGGCGAATCCTCGACGCTGGAATATACGCTGAACTATGTAGGCGACCCGATTCCGGGCACTGTTAAAATCACCGGCGGCGCACCGGTATTCACTGCGAACGTATCCGTATAAGGAGGTAACGAGGAATGGATAGTATCCGCGTAAACAGCGGCGTAAAGGTTATTGAAGTCAACGACAAGGGAGAGACGATCTCCCTTCCGCTGTCTGATGATAGCTTTGTCAAAGGCTTTTTCGACCTGCTGAATGAAATCAAAGACAAGGCAACGGCTATTTCTGAGAAGAAAGGCGATGTTCTGGACACTCTTGACGATATCGTATCGTTTGACAAAGACGTTAGGGACAAAATCGACGCGCTGATTGGCGAAAATACTTGCGCGAAGGTGTTTGGCGCGGTTCTTCCGTCCTCCGACCAGTTCCTTGATTTCTTCGCACAGCTTACCCCCATCATTGACAGCCACGTTGAGAAGCGTGCAGCAAACATGAGCAAGTACAGCGCGGAGCGTGTCGGCAGTGTTTAACATGCTGCTCGATCGCCTGCCAAGCTCTTACAAGGGGTATCTGATTCGCACGGATTACAGAATCGGCATTCAGATTTCCCTTGCACTGGACGACCCGAATTTAAGCGATAATGACCGTGTATGGGTGGCACTATCCTTGCTTTACGGAGCAGGGATGCCACCCATTGACATTGCACTGGAAGGTTTGCAGTGGTTTATTCGCTGTGGCGACGATAGAGAGATTGAACCCGGCGGTAAACGCATGATGTGGTTCGATTTCGATTCTGCACGGTTGTACGCATCGTTCCGGCAGACGTTCGGCATTGAGCTGCACAAGGTCAATCTGCACTGGTTTGAGTTTATGGCAATGATGGAAAGCCTTAACGAAGATTCGGCAATGTCTCATGCCCTGCAAATCAGAGGCACGGACACAAGCAAAATGAAGGGAAAACAGAAACAGGAATACGAACGTCTCAAACGTAATTTAACCCCTGCACCCGCACTTTCCGAAGAGGAAAAGGAAGCTATTGACGCTTTTTGGGCGCAGATCAATTAGAAAGGCGGTGAATAAATGGCGGATGGCTCTATCAGAATCGACGCTACTGTAAGCGACGAACAAGCGAAAAAGCAGATTGCACAAATGACGAAAGACATTGAGAAGCAATCAGCCGCCGTAGATAAACAAGCCGCAAAGGTACAAAAACTTGCTGAACAGTGGAACAAGGTAGCTGCTGGAGGCACGAAGGGCATTAAAATGCAAGCCGACCTTGCAGCAACGGAGAAAGAAGCCGCGCGTCTGGCTGCTCGGTTGGATGAAGTAAACGCTGAGATTGAAAAGGCTCAGAGTGATTACAACACCAAACTGAAACAGGCGGCAACGGGCGCAATCCCGCAGGAGGAATTCTCGGAATCGGCGCAAAAGCTGAATTCGCTTGTTGCTGAATCGGATAAATTGGGCGAAGCTCTGCGAAACGCAGATGATAAAGCGGCACAACTGAAACAACAGCTTGCCGAGATCAAGCAATCGTCCACGATGAGCAGCGCCGGTCAGAATGTGCGGCAAAACCTTGCCAATGAGACCACGCAGTTAGGCAACATGAAGGCCGGGCTGAAACAGTCCAAGTCGGAAATGAACGACTTCGTAAGTCAGACAAATTCCAAAATGGCTAAACTGAAACGAGTTATTGCGGGTTTGGGCGCTGGCTTGAAAACGTCTGTCGGAAGTCTGCAAAATTTTCTCGGCGGCAAATTGGGTGCAGCGATTGACAAGCTCAAAGCCAAATTCGCCAATTTCGGACGTTCCAGCCAAAAATCTATGAAGAAAGCAACGGGCGGCGTGCAGTCGTTCGGTGTACGTCTGCGTTCTATCGTTGCGGGCGCGTTGTTCTTCAACTTGATTTCCAAAGCGCTTACGGCAATGGCTGACCGTTTGGGCAAGGCTCTGCTTGCAAACCAAACGTTTGCAAAGTCGTTTGGACAGGTGAAAAGCAACCTGCTGACGGCGTTCCAGCCTATCTATGAATCTATCATCCCATGGCTGAATAAGCTGATGCAGGCTCTTGCACAGGTAACGGCGCAGATGGCGCAGTTTATCGCGTCCGTGTTCGGTACGACCGCACAGCAGGCGCAGGAAAATGCAAAGGAACTGAACAAGCAAACGGATGCACTGGATTCCACGGCATCGTCTGCGAAGAAAGCTGAAAAGGCCCTTGCATCGTTCGATACAGTCCAGAAATTAACCAATAACAGCAGTAACACGACCGACCCGAGCGCACCCAAGTTTGATACGGATTATTCCGCAGTAAAAAATCAGACACCGCAATGGCTCACTGACTTCTGGAAAGTATTTCAGGATTCGTGGGCGCAGTACGGACAGCAGACTATTGAAAGCGCAAAGAACGCTCTGTCTGTGCTGAAAGACATGGTTTCCGCTATCGGTCAGTCGTTTATGGCAATCTGGACGAACGGAACCGGACTTGAAACGCTGAACAATATTCAACTGCTGTTGCAAACCATCTTCGATCTGATTACCGCCATTGCAACGGCATTTACCAATGCGTGGAACACGAACAACACGGGCGAACAGATGTTGCAAGCAATTATGAACTTGCTGAACACGATCATTCAGATTATCACATCTATTGGGCAGGCGTTCATTGCAGCATGGAACGATGGTAATGCGGGACAAATCATGCTGCAAAGCATTATGACCCTCATTACCACGGTGGTTCAGGCAATTAGCGCAATCGGTCAAGCGTTTTTAGCTGCGTGGAATGATGGTAATGCCGGACAAACGATGATAAACACCTTGATACAAATGATTACGGCGGTTGTAAACCTCGTTAATTCTATCGGTCAAGCGTTTATTACGGCTTGGACTGATGCAGGGTTAGGCGAAAGTATCTTCTCGAATATTCTTTCCATCATCACGAATATTGAGAATGCGATAAAATCACTGGCTGAAAACCTGCAATCTGCGTGGGAATACAACGGGAATGGCGTAGCTGTTTGGGAGAGCATCCTCAAAATCATTGATGATGTATTAGCCGGAATTGATAAAATGTCACAGGCAACGGCGGATTGGGCAAGTGGTTTGAATTTTGAACCTCTTGTCACGGCGTTTAACAATTTCATGGCAGCACTCGAACCGGTTGTAGACCTGATTATGAACGGCCTTGCGTGGGCGTGGGAGAACGTCTTACTTCCGCTTGCGAGCTGGACTATCGAAGAAGCTGCTCCGGCAATCCTCAATCTTCTTGCAGCGGCGTTGCAGGCAATATACAAGGTAGTATCTGCGCTGGCTCCGATTCTGCAAACGATTTGGAGCATTATCAAACCTATCGTTCAGTTTATCGGTTTTTCTGTGATCTCTATTATTGAGGGTTTGACGGATACCATTACGAAACTGGGCGACGCTATTTCCTTTGTCCTTAATCTGATTGGCAAAATTGGAAGTGGCATTGGAAGTGGCATTTCGTCGCTTGTTGGCGCATTGGGTGGCGGATTAAGCGCATTTTCGCTGGATTCTCCTACTGCTGCGTATGCACTTGATATCCCCGCCCTTGCAAACGGCGCGGTTATCAGTCCGAACAGTGAATTTCTCGCTCTGCTGGGCGATCAGAAAAGCGGCGTGAACGTGGAAACCCCGCTGTCTACCATGATTGATGCGTTTAACGCGGCACTGGATGCACGTGGCGGCACGGGCAACAGCAGTCAACCTATCGAGCTGTACATCGACGGCGCGAAGTTTGCACGCATTACCGGCCCGTACAACAGCGGCGAAACGCGGCGACGCGGCGTGAGCCTTGTAACAGGAGGTGCATAAATGGAACTTACCGTAGACGGAAAGAAGTACAACGTCCTTGTTACAAGCCTTACCCGTAAATTTCAGGTGCTTGACGGCGAGAACGCAGAGCGAACGCTCAGCGGCGCAATGATTCGCGACATTATCGGTACGTTTTACAACTACGAGATTACGATTCTTCCCACAGTTGGCAAGTACGGCGACTACGATGCGCTGTACGAGGTTCTGAGTGCACCGCAGGACAGTCACAGAATTGTTGTTCCGTATGCACAGAGCACGCTTACGTTTAACGCATATGTTACTGCCGGACAAGACAATCTCATTCGCAAGAAACCCGGAGAATCATACTGGACGGGACTTTCCGTTCAGTTTATCGCAATGGCACCGCAAAGGACGTGACACATGGGAACCAATACAATCACATATCTTGACCGCACGTTCGATGCACACGATGTAATCAGCGGAAATGCGTACTATGCGCGTCCGCTGAACAGTGCCTCGCTGGAAATCGACACGTTTTCCTTTGATGTGCAGTCGGACGATACCAGTTTAACGGAGTTTATCCGTAACACCCCACTGACTTTCTACCATGACGGAAATCAGATGGGGATTTTTTATGTGCAGACA